AAATATTTTCCAGATAAGGCTATTGATCTAATGGATCAGGTTGGCGCAAAAGTTAAAATTAAAGCTTTTGCCCGTCCTCAAGAGATCAAAAACATGGAAAAGCTAATCTTAGAGTTTGAGAAGATCGCTCCAGATGATATCAAGGAAGAGCATCTCGATGACATCATTGAAGACTATCAAAAGAAATACGATGCTTGGGCAGAGATAATAAAGAATAAAAAAGAAAAGGCCAGAACAAAAGATGTTTACCAAGCATTGTCCGACAAGATTGGTAAAGTTATTGATATGGAATCCGAGAATTCTGGGATCAAAAATATTTACTCTAATCTTAAAAAGCATGTCTTTGGTCAGGATGATGTAGTAAAAAAGATATCAGACTGTATTCTTCGTAGCTCTTTTGGTCTGGCAAAGAACTCACGCCCGCTTGGAAACTTCATGTTTATCGGGCCAACAGGTTCTGGCAAAACACACTTAGCCAAAACTCTAGCAAAAGAAGCGTTCGGCTCAGACTCTAATCTCTGCATAGTTGACATGTCAGAGTTTATGGAAAGCCATGCGGTCTCTAAATTGATTGGTGCACCTCCAGGTTATGTCGGGCACAAAGAACCTAGTATATTTTTTACACAGCTACAAAAACACCCATCTACTGTCTTCCTTTTCGATGAAATAGAAAAGGCTCACCCAGATGTAGTAAATATTTTGCTTCAAATTATGGACCGTGGAGAGCTTACTGATTCAGTAGGCAATAAGCTAAACTTTAAAAACTCTATTGTCATTATGACTGGGAATGTTGGTTTTCAGATTAACGACAATAAAAGAATGGGTTTTGGAGCAATATCAAATCCAAAGCCAACGAAGGATAGTATTATGGACAGCCTAAAGAAATTCTTTAGGCCAGAGTTTTTAGCTAGGCTAAACGAAGTTGTTATTTTTCAAGAGCTTTCCACAGAAAGCTTGATTAAGGTTATCGAAACGGAGTTAGACTTTATTAAAACATCTTTGGCTAATAATGGAACAACAATTTCCTTCTCTTCGGAAATCGTTGATTATGTTATAGATAAAACAAAAGACTCTAATTCTGGCGCTAGAAAAGTAGTGTTTTTTATAGAGAACGAACTGAAGACTAAAATAGTTGATGTTTTATCCATCGCTAAGTATAATCAAATTAAGGTCTCTGTTAAAAATGGAGAAATACAAGTAGATGGAAAAACAAAAAAACTTCTTGCAGTACACGGTAAACAATAAAAAGCTTCTTCCTATAGAAGAAGAATTTTTATCGTCTATATGCAAAAAGCTTGAATGTAAATTTAAATTTAAGATATCGAACATCTTAAAAGAAAACTCAAGTCCTCTTTATGATTGCTTTGCTCTAATTGCAGATAATCGACCATTTTTTTTAAAAGTTAACGTGTCTCCAGACACGCCTAATTCTTGGGATCTTTTATCTAAAGAAAAACCTTCTTTTCATCCTTTAGTAATCGACTCTTCCTCCCCAGAAGAGGAGTTTAAATATATTTTTTTTGAATTGCCAAAAGGCATGTTTGCAAACGATATTTCAAATTATATTTTAAGCCACAAGCTTAATTTGACGGACGCCTTTACGAGAGATTATAAAAAAATTCATTCTTGCAGCTTTTCTTCTGAAGACGAAACTGTCACCATGTACAATTCTCTTCTTCCAATAGAAGCGATGAGAATTTATAGAAAATATCCAATAGTTGATGTATTCTCAATTTTAAAAATACTTTTTGCTGAAACTTACAAAAAAAATCCAACACATTGCAATTTTTGCCATTTCGATCTTTGCTTAGAAAATATTATATACACTGGTTCTGAATTTAAATTTATTAACTTTGAGTATTCGTGCAATGGCAATAGATACTTAGATATCTGGTTAACAAAAACTCTTTTGAATTGTTCTGATGACACATTCAATAGATTCGTTGAAACTTATAATAAAGATGAATTAGACTTGATATATAATTACGAAGAATTGTCAAATTATTTTATTTTTGCCTATTTCAATTCAAAAATAATTTCTGAATACATGACATTTGGCCTTAGAGACCCTGTAAAATTAAAATATTGGATTGGACAATCTTCCATATTTTATTCAAAAATTTCAGATAAACTTTATCTAGAAAAAAATATTGACAAATCAATAAGAGACTTTTACTATCTCTGGAAATAAGGAAACTTATGGCAAAAACAAATAATACCGCACTCAACGTAATCCGAAATAGCGCTGGTCGCTACTTTGGTCTTGAAACCAAGAATGAAACTATCAATGCCCGCTACATTGGCGAATCAATTGCAACTATTGTTGTAGAAGATCGTAATGCTGGCGAGGTTCGACGAATCGCAAAGTCTAGCATTACCTCTGTTTCGTTCAAGGGTCGCACTTATACTACAAAGCGCTAACTGCTTGTAGAATAAAGACTTCAACCCACAGGAAACTGTGGGTTTTATTTTTGTGTAAATACATAATACCGCACAAAATTTATGAAGTTTTTATCTTATTTATTTTTTTGGGTGGCTTTGTCGCTATCAGTTTTAGCTCAAGATAAAGTTGTTTACAAACAAACTGATCACACAATTTCAGTTGCAGATGAAGATGTTATGATCGCGTTTAGTGATGTAAAATCGAAGAGCGTTACAGTTTATGTAGCTCCCGCAACTGGCAAAAATCAATTTCAGGTTGGCGATAAAATCTATTTTTCTGCTTTAACAGACAAGACAATAAAAATATCTGCGATAAGAGGAGCCACATTAATTAGCCCAGATAATTCATTTACTGTCGCAGGCTATGGGTCTCAATGGCAGTTATTGCATTTAGGCAAAAATATATGGCTGGCCTCTGGTGATTTATACAGCTTGGAAGTAGACGCTTATCTGAACCAAGATATCACGCTTAGAGCCAGAGTTGATTCGCAAGCCACAGGACCGTTTACATTTGTTTGGCGAAAGAACCAAACTATCATACAGGGTGCAAAAGGCCCAACTTTAAAGCTTGAAAGCCTCAAGTTATCAGACGCTGCGATATATACCGTTACTGTTTCAAATTCTGCTGGGGTTGTATCTAGTGAAGGTATGCAGCTTATCGTTCGTTGATTGCAGTCTATTTTAGTGTAAATACTAAGGCATGAACCTCTCTGCCATTTAATTATGAACCTGACCTCATTAGCACCCGCAGGATTGGTAAGCGCTCAAAGCCCACTTACAGACCCAGTTATCGTTGGGACAATAAAGGAAGATATCTACACAATCAATGACGGTGTTGGGTTTGAAGTTGATCCGGGCAATGGGTCGATTCAATTGGTTGCTCTTGCCGCAAACCGCAGTCCGCAAGCTACTAACTTTCTTGCAGGCGAAAGCGTTACTTTGATGGTGGATGACGGTAGCGGCTACGCTTTGACTTGGACAGGAGCAACTTGGGGCACAGGCTCAATTAGCGGTGTTAGTTGGGTTGGCGGCAACGCGCCAGTTTTGGCGGCGACTGGGTATACTGTATTGCAATTCTGGAAGATCGACACTAGAATTTACGGCGCTTTAGTTGGCAACGTTTTATGAGGCACCACTTCGTAAGAAGTTCTGCGGGGCTAAGAGACCCGAATTTTAAAAATGTAACCCTGTTGTTGCACGGAGATGGAACAAACGGGGCACAGAATAATACGTTTTTAGACAGTAGCGCAAGTAATAACGCCATCACTAGAACTGGAAATGTAGCACAGGGATCATTTAGTCCTTATGGAGATAGATGGAGTGTAGCGCTTGCAGGAAGTTCGGCGCACTTAAGAAGCGCTAACAATGCAAATCTTAACATTGGCGCTTCAGATTTTACATTCGAGTGCTGGGCAAATGGATCTTCTTTTTCTACTGATTGGGCTACATTTTTTGCCCGCTGGAATACCAATGGAAATTATGGTTATTTTTTTAGCTACGACACCGATGGAGGACTTACTTTTATTTACTCCACAACTGGTTTAGCTGCTGGAAACGTAGTCAGGGTTTATGGCGGAACAATGACAGTTGGCAAATGGCATCACGTAGCCTTTTGTCGTTCTGGTGGCACTACTAGAGCATTTCTTGATGGAGTTCAAATCGGCTCAGAAACATCAGATAATGTGACAATCTTTAACTCTAATGGTCAGCAAGTGATTGGTGGAGTTCTTGATGCATCCACAATATATCACCCATTCACTGGTCACATTTCTAATTTGCGACTTGTTATAGGAACAGCGCTTTATACTTCAAATTTTACACCATCTTCGACTCCACTTACGGCTATCACAAATACTAAAATACTAGCTTGCGCTTCAAATAGATTTGAAGACAAAAGTCCAACATCTTTGACTTTAAATCGAAATGGAACCCCATCTGTTCAGCGATTTTCTCCATTTGGTCCAGATACTTTATACAGAACAGATAGAATTGGAGGCAGTGCATATTTTAATAGCGGAGATTGGCTTCAAGTGGCAAATAGAGGCTTGAAACTAACTGCCGGCTTTTTTACGGCAGAGTGCTGGGTTTATATTTCTGCATATTCAGGTAATTTTTACGCTCTATTTGATGATTGGTATTGGCAAGGCGGGCATAATGGAGGGTGGAGGGTTTTTATTGATTCTCTCGGACGAGTTGTTATGCAAGCCTCTAATGGAAACTGGAACAATTGGGGCGGCACATTTATAACTTCAAGCAATTCTGTAATTCTCAACCAATGGAATCACGTTGCAATAGTTAGGGGGGCTAATGATTTAATTAACATATACATAAATGGAATTTCAACAACAACCCCCGTCGCTAGAAAAGAATTAAATCTAAACAGCGGAAGCGCTCAAAGCGCTTGGCAAAGCAGAATCGGAATAAACGCAAGTGATATTGTATTTGGAGGAGTTTATAATTATCCCTTTACTGGAACTATATCTGACTTGAGAGTCATCAATGGTAAATGTTTATATACTGCCAATTTTACCCCGCCAACTGAACCTCTAACAGCTATCCCAGAAACAACATTTTTGGGCAGATTCACTAATGGCTCTATTGTGGACAATGCAATGATGAGTAGTTTGGGGACGGTGGGTAACGCGCAGATTAGCACTAGCGTCAAAAAGTACGGGACGGGATCATTGTATTTTAATGGCACCACCAACCTTGCGACGAATGGCTATATCAAAGCTGGACTTGGTCAATCAGCCAATTTAAGTTCTGGCGATTTCACTGTCGAATGCTGGTTTTACGGCATGAACAATAGTTTGGCTGATACTGAATCTTCGCTTTTTCAGCAGGGGGAACATGATTGGCGACTAATGTATCGGCGCCTGTCTGGACAATTGGTGCTAAGATATGCTGTGGCATCAGTTGAGCAAATTTCTACTGCTGGAGACTTATTTAGTCTTAACACTTGGAACCATGTTGCAGTTTGCAGGAGCGGCACAACTACAACACTTTACCTAAATGGAGTGTCTGTCGGAACCACAACAGCATCTCCAGCAAATTCAACCAACTTTGTTTATGTTGGAGCAAACCTTGTCGGCGCATCAGTATATTGGCCACTGAACGGTTACATAGATGATTTTAGACTTACTAAAGGCGTCGCTCGTTATACTTCGAATTTTACTCCTCCCACTGCTCCTTTCCCTGACTTTTAATTATGAATATCGCCATCATCAACAATGGTCAAGTCACTCAAGTTGGTGACTACAGAGCTTTATTTCCCAACACTAGCTTTCCGCCTAGCGGCCCTAACGACTCTTTTCTTTCCGAAAATAACGCAATGAAGGTTAACCTCTGGAAAGAGTATAACCCAGCCACCGAAAAGCTTGTTGGCTGTGAGCCTTACATTGAGAACGGTTGGGTTTATACAGTAACGGTTCAAGCTTTGACGCCAGAAGAGATCGCGGAGCGTGACACTGTCTTACCTTATAGAGTTACTAAGGATACTATCACCAGCAGAGTTTTAGAAGCCAACAAACTACCCGACTTGATGGCGCTGATAGCCTCGCTCCCAGCAGAGCAAAAGTTTCTTTGGGAGGGCTTTTCTTGGTTTTGGAACAATAACCAAACAGTTCGCGGTATGGCCACTCAGATCGGGCTGGACCCAGAGGTTATCTTGGCACCCGATCCTTACCTTTAATTCAGTGTAAATATATTATATGCCACTACCAACACCAAAAAAGAATCAAGAAGAGGATGATTTCATTGCCTCTTGCATGGGCTCAGAGACAATGAATAAAGAGTATCCAAACCAAAAGCAAAGAGCCGCAATTTGTTATTCTCAATACAAAAGAAAGAAGAAGAAGTCAGAAGGCTCAATGGACGAGAAAACAGAGTGGAAAGAAGAGGATGTTTCCAGAGTAATCATAGAGTAATAAATAGTTTAAAAGACAAAGGGCGCATTTATCATCTTAAAACGATGATTTATGCGCCTTAATTTTTATAAACCAAATAGATCGAATACAGGTACAGCCGTATCCTTTAATACGGTAGACAAGAAGGAAGAAAAGGGTGTAGATCTTTATGTCAGCTTTATTAAGCAAGCTGGCTGGAACGATCAGACAAAGAAAGGTTCTTTTAGCGAAAATGCAAAGAACCCAGAGAAGACCGCTTCTCTAAAGTTTAATGAAGCCGAGGCTGCGTCCATTATCCGAGCAGTCCGTCTTGGATCAAAGTTCTCGACGGTTCACGCCTTTCAAGGCTCTACTACATCTATTATGTTTGGGCCTTATCAAAAGAAGAATGGCGACGCTGCTCTTTCTTTTTCCATCAAGAAAGGCGAACAATCATTTCTTATTGGTTTTGAGCTTGGAGAAGGCGAGCTTATTGCCCAATACTTAGAGAACTATCTCCGTAAGTCATTCGATCTTTCTGAATGAAAAAGACTGTAGTTTTCCATAGCAATCATAGCCGAATGTTTACAGGATTCGGCAAGAACGCTAAAAATGTTTTGAGATATCTTTATCGAACTGGCAAATACAACATCATCGAGTTTGCCAATTCAAAGACTAAGAATGCCGAAGACCTAAAGACCCTTCCTTGGAAGGCTTTTGGCACTCTTCCAGAACAGGGGAAACTACAGGCACTTTCTTCTGATCAAACAAAGATCAGAATGGCTAGCTATGGAGTAATTGAAATAGACGAATTAATTAAAGAAGCGAAGCCTGATTTTTATATTGGAGTAGAGGATATTTGGGCGTTGTCCCCATTGGTCGAGAAGAAATGGTGGAATGAAAATTGTATGGTATGGACAACTCTTGATTCTTTGCCAATCTACCCAGATGCGCTTAAAATCATTCCAAAAGTAAAGCATTATTATGCTTGGAGCGCATTTGTCGAAAAAGAGGTCAAAAGACTTGGGCTCCCAGAAGGATCAATTAAAACATTGAGAGGAGCAACAGAAACGTCATGCTTTTTTCGACACAAAGATGAACAAAGAAAACTTTTAAGAAAAGAGTTTGGATTGACGGATGAGTTTATTATTGGTTTTGTTTTTAGGAACCAATTAAGAAAAAGCGTTCCAAATTTAATGCAGGGCTTTAAGATTTTTAAAGATAAAAATCCAAAGCTCAAACCTAAACTTCTTCTGCACACTCACTGGTCAGAAGGTTGGGATATTCAAAGACTAATTAAAGACAACGGGATTGAGAACTCTGATGTCCTAACTACTTACTTCTGCAAAAAATGCAGGCAGTATGACATTAAACCTTTTTGCGGTCAAAAAATTGCATGCAGACTTTGCGATGGGAAAGATACGGTGGAAACCACAAATATCCACAATGGCGTAAGCGAAGAACAACTTAACGAAGTTTATAATCTGATGGACGTTTATTGCCACCCATTTACTAGTGGTGGGCAGGAAATTCCAGTAACAGAAGCAAAACTTACAGAATTAATTACTCTCGTTACCAACTATTCTTGTGGAGAAGATTTTTGCACTGATGAAAGCGGGGGCATGCCTCTTTCTTGGAAGCCGTATTATGAACCTGGCACGAACTTTATTAAAGCGACTACTCTTCCAGAGTCTATCGCAGATAAGTTAGAAAGAGTCGCTTTCATGCCAGTTTCTAAGCGCAATGAAATTGGCAAAAGGGGAAGACAGTTCGTCTTGGACAATCTTTCTGCTGAAGTCATTGGCAAGCAAATAGAAAAAATTATAGACGAAGCGCCGCCTATTTCGTGGAATTATTCTTCATCTTTTGAGCTTCGAAACCCTAACTATGAGCCCCCGCAATCAAACGATGACACTAGTTGGATAATTGATTTGTATAAGAATATTCTCAAAACAAATGTTGACTCCGAAGACAGCGGCGTCAAAAGCTGGCTCAACCAAATAAAAAATGGCATCTCTAAAGAAAATATTTTAAATTATTTTAAGCAGACAGCCATCAAAGAGAATCAAGAAAATACTAGAGTTGAGCTTTCAGATCTCTTGGATAAAGATGACAAAGGAAGAAGAATTTTATTCGCTATTCCACAAAGCGCAGGAGATGTTTTTCTCTGCACCTCCCTGCTTCCATCAATTAAAAAAATCTATCCAAATTATAACATATACTTTTCTACAAAGCCAGAATTTTTTGAAATCCTTGATTGCAATCCATATATTCACAAAAAGATAGTCTTCAGTCCGTTTATGGAAAATCTTTTGACTATGGAGGGCCATGCTGGGGGAGAGGGGTATTTTGACATCGCTTTCCTTCCGCACGTAGGAACTCAAAAAGTTTTTGATTATCAACATAACGGCAAAGACATTATACAATTCGATACAAAAGCTTAATATGCATATTTTAGATAGATACGCTTTGTCCTGTGGGGTTAAAATCGATAAGCCGTTTATAAATTTGCAGTATTATCCAATAACTTTGGACAAATACGTAGCATTTCAAACCAGCGGCAAAGGCAACTCTCGCCAGTATGATTACTGGCACAAGGTATTTTCTTTCATAAAAGAGTATGCCCCAGAATATAAAATTGTTCATCTTGGAGTGCCTAGCGATCAATCAGTTTATGGGGTTGATCTTGATTTGAGGGGCAAAACTTCAATTAATCAATTAGCGTATATTATTAAAAATTCATCTATCTATCTTGGTGTAGATAGTCTTTCTGTTCATTTGGCTAGCGCATGTAACAAAAAAATTGTTGCGCTGTACTCTTATTGCTACGCTCAAAATTGTAGTCCAGTTTGGGGAGATAAAAAAGATCATTCACTTTTGGAGGTTGACTGGGCTAAGTATGGCAAGCCTTCGTTTTCGCTAAACGAAACTGATAAAAAAATCAACAAAATCAATCCAGAGATCATTGCCAAAGAAGTCTTGGACAAATTAGAAATCCCAAATGATCTTGACAAGATCCATACGATCCACATTGGCAAATCGTTTCATAATCCAACAATTGAAATTATTCCAGATGACGGACCAGTTCCCACTCTTGTAAAAGAAAAAATTTGCAATGTAAGACTTGATTATCTATTTAACGAGAAGAAGCTTTTGCAGCTAGCTTCAGTTTGTTTTTTGAATATCATTTCAAATAAAATGATCGATTTGAATGTTTTAAGCACAATTAAATCAAAAATTTCTGGGATTACTTTGATAGTAGATCAATCGTTTGATTTAATTTATCTTAAATCCCTAAGAGATATTGGAGTTAAATTAACTTTGACGGCTCCAAATGACGCCAACTGGAGCAGTTTGGCCGAAAGATTCTTTGACTTTGGTCTGGAAAAGGAAGAGGTCGTTACAAAAGAAAGCGTGAAAGGTTCAGATAAATTGGATGAACAGTGGATTTTTTCATCTGAAAAAATTATAATTTCAAATGGGAAAATCTTTGCCAGCAAAGCAAGTTGGAAAAATAACCAACCAAAGCTTGACAAGTTCTCAAAAGTCGTAGACACTCCTGACTTCTGGGAAGAATCAGAACACTTTCACATATTAAAAGATGAACGACCAAACTGGAACAGCACAAAAGCCACACTCTCTCCGTGACGAGAAGGGTTTAATCAAGAACGTTAATTATATTTTTAAAAAGGATGGGACTGTGGATTGGCGCGCAATGGTCAATCCAGCCCACCTTTACCCAAACAAGGATTGGTTTGCCCGTAGAAATATGGCAGTACCGGAAACTTCTGACGGTCTCCGTGATGATCAGCTTCTGATTAAGCTGGCTGGAATCAAAGAGGTTGCAAAGCTTCGTGGGTTCAATAGAGTAAGCTTTAACTTTCCGAAGCTCGACAATGATTATGTTGTCGCAACTTGCCAAGTTGATTGGATTGAGAATTTCGAAACATCGTTTGACGCAAATGCATTCAATGTAATCGCTTCAATGGACGTAGCAAATGCTACGTTTGAAAATACGGATGGATTTGGTCAAAAGTTTTTAGAGACCATTGCTGCCAATCGAGCTTTTGTTCGTACAGTTCGTAACTATCTTGGGATTCACATCGTTGGCGAAGATGAGATCGCCAAGGGAAACGGAGCTAAGATGTCTGCTGCTAGCGAAGGTTCTGCGGATGTTTCGCCTCAAGGCATTCTTTCCAAGAAGTTTGCTGACTCTTCCCATTGCCACTCTGGAGCAGAATGGCCCGACTTCAAGGAATGGCTTAGAGAGCTTTGGAAGTCAGAGACCTATAGAAATGAAGAAGCTAAGAATTGGAAATCTTGGAGCGATATTCCTGCAAAAGATGCGCGCACTCTGCTAAAGTTTGTAAAATAAAATTATGACCAAAAGAATTACCAGCGCTACAGAACTTCGCCAAGCATTAGAAATAATGAAAAAAGGCGAAAGGCTGGCTAAAGTCATCAGTCATCAAAAACATATCGCAGGAGACTGGAATCTCGACCATCTGCGAGATCAGCTAATTCAGCTTCTTTTGGTATTTAAACAGAATGCGGTAATTTTTATTAATTACGAAAAAGACAAGCAGCCAGTCTCTCTTTTTGCTGGAATGATCACAGAGGACTGGGCTTGTGGAAAGCTTGGCCTTAATGAAATTGTGTGGATTACTGTTGACAAGTCTCAGCTTGGTGGCGTAAAAGTCCTTCAAGCAGTAGAGAACCTGATTAAAGAATTAAATATAGATTTTCTATCTTGCAATTATATGTGCAATGGAGGAGATCCAAGAGTTCAAGGTTTTTATTTAAATAATGGGTTCAGACTGGATACACTTACTTTTGTAAAGAATTACAAATAATTCCTAACCCATTTTTTTTCCTTTTTAGGCTCTACTAAAACTGTAAAGCCTTTTACCTTATTTTACTTTTATGAAAAAAACAATGTCTGTTAAGAAGAGAAGCGGAGAAGTCGTAAAGTTCGATGCTGACAAGATTAACAAAGTCTTGGCTTGGGCTTGCGAAGATGTTCCAGATACCTCATTTGAGGAAGTTGCGATGAACGCCAATCTTTCATTCTTTGATGGCATATCCTCAAAGGATATCCACAATACGCTTATTGAAGCTGCCGCAGGTTTGATATCTGAAGAAAAGCCTCAGTATCAATACGTTGCTTCTAAACTTCTTAACTTTCAGCTTAGAAAGGAAGTCTGGGGAGGCAAGAATGCGCCAAAGCTTATTGATTTTGTCAAGGAGAATATCAAGCTAAAGGTTTACGATCCAGATATTTTAAATTGGTATGACGAGCGCGAGTTTCACAAGCTCGATGAGTTCTTGCGCCATAATAATGATTTTAATTTCACATATGCTGGCATCAAGCAGCTTTGTGAGAAATATCTGGTTCAGAACAGAACCACAAAGAAAATCTACGAGACCCCGCAGTTCGCTTATATGCTTATTGCTATGACGTTCTTCAAGAGCTATAAGAACGACAGAATCAATTATATTAAAAAGGCTTATAACTACTTCAGCCAGCACAAGATCAATTTGCCAACTCCAATCATGGCAGGCGTCCGCACAACGCTGAAGTCATATGCGTCTTGTGCCCTGTTTACCGTAGATGATGCTCTTGGTTCAATCTTTGCAAACAATAGCGCAATTGGCTTCGCTACTGGAAGTCGCTATGGTATTGGCATTAATGCTAGCCGTATTCGTGCCGTCAATAGCCCAGTAAAGGGCGGCATGGTCAGTCATACCGGACCAGTACCATTCTTGAAGATGTTTGAGTCCACGGTAAAAAGCTGTCATCAAAATGGAATCCGAGGCGGGTCTGCAACAGTTAACGTAGCTTGGTTCCATCATGATATTGAAGATATTCTTGTTCTAAAGAACAATGCTGGCACAGACGACAATCGCGTTCGCAAGCTCGATTACTGCATTGGCTTTGATCGCCTGTTCTATGATCGTGCAATGTCGAATAAGAATGTCACTCTGTTTTCATATCATGAAGTTCCTGAGCTTTGGAATAATTTCGGAATGCCAGAGTTCAAGGAGCTTTACGAAGCCGCAGAGAACAATCCCAAGATCAAGTTCAAAAAGACTGTAAACGCCAGAGAGCTTCTGTTCCTTTTCTCAAAGGAGCGTGTAGAGACTGGGCGTATTTACGCGATGAATGTAGACCATGCAAATTCTCATGGCGCTTGGCTAGAACAAGTCGATACATCCAATCTTTGCCTTGAAGTAAATCATCCCTTGAAGGCAATCAATGATGTTAATGATCCAAATGGTGAAATCGGCGTCTGCATTCTTTCTGCCGTTAATCTGGTAGAAGTTTCTGAAAACGAAATGGAATCAGTCTGCGATGTCATCGTAAGAATGCTTGATGAACTTATTGATCACCAAGATTATTTCGTTCCTGCCGCAGCAAACTTTGCAAAGAATCGTCGCAGTCTTGGCGTTGGCGTAACAAACCTCGCTGCTTACTTTGCCAAAAATAAGATTAAATATTTTGATAAGCAAGCGCCAAATAAGGCTGCTGCCATAATGGAGCTTGTCAGCTATAATCTTATCAAGGCTTCCGTTGGTTTGGCAAAAGAAAAAGGCACTTGCGCCAAATTTAATCTAACTAAATATTCAAAGGGCATCCTCCCTATTGACAACTATTGCAAGAGCGTCGATGAGTTTGTAAAGGAAAAGCTTCATTGTGATTGGGAGGCTCTTCGTCAAGATATCAAGCAATACGGAATGCGCCATAGCACTCTCACCGCTTTGATGCCTGTAGAGTCAAGCTCTGTAATTCAATCGTCCACTAACGGTATTGAGCCTCCACGGTCCCTTATCTCGTTCAAGAGATCAAAGGCTGGCGTAATGCCCGTTGTTGTGCCTGCTATTGACAAGCATAAGGAAGACTACACTTTGGCATTTGAAATGCCAACCAACGAAGGGTATCTCAAGGTAGTTGCTGCTCTTCAGAAGTTCGTTGATATGAGTATCTCAACGAATCTTTATTACAATACTACCAGATATCCAAACAAAATTCCTCCTCAAACTGAGCTTGTAAAGGATATTCTGCTTGCTTATAAATACGGAATCAAGAATCTCTATTACACAAATACATTTGATGGAGATACTCAGACAGTTCTGCACACCAAAAAAGAAGTACAACAACCACAACCACAACCAGAACCGCAAGAAGAAACCGAAGGATGTGCCGGTGGAGCTTGCACCCTATAACAATGAAAACTGTCCTTAACACCGTTAATCTAGATTCGCTCAAGCAGCCGCTTTTTCTCGGAGAAGATTTGGCTATCCAGCGATATGATCGCCTCAAGTATCCTAAGTTTTACGAACTGTACGATCAGCAGATTAATTTTTTCTGGCGTCCACAGGAGGTAAATCTTACAAAGGATGCCGCTGATTATAAAATGCTTTCTCCAGAAGAGAAGTTCGTATTCGATAGTAATCTGCGGTTCCAAACAATGACAGATTCTATGCTGTCCCGCAGCATTAATTCGCTCTCAGATTACGTAAGCAACCCAGAGCTTGAGATCTGCATGAACGTTTGGTCTTTCTTTGAGACTGTCCACAGCAATAGTTATACATATATTCTCCAGAATGTTCACCCAGATGCTACTAAATTCTTTGATTCAATCTTGGAAGATAAGGAGATTGTAAAGAGGGCTCAAGCCATCTCCAGTCGTTATGACGCCTTGCTTAATACAAAGAGCGACGATCCAAAGCAGCAGATATTTGAGGCTCTTCTTGCAACCCAGATCACTGAGGGCGTAACCTTTTACGTTTCCTTTGCCTGCTCTTTCTACTTTGGCTATCGTGGAAAGATGGAAGGCAACGCTAAGATTATTAATCTTATTTCCCGTGACGAAAATCTTCACGTTGCTATCACTCAAAATATCTTAAAAGCCCTTCGTGATCAGCCAAAGGAAGGGTTCCAAGATATCATTAAAAAGAACGAAGATAAGATCTATGAAGCCTATAGAATGGCCGTTGAGTCTGAAAAGGAATGGGCCGACTATCTTTTCTCAAAGGGTAGTCTAATTGGCCTCACTGCTGATTCTTTAAAGCGTTATGTTGAATGGCTCGCTGACAATAGACTTACTTCGATGGGTTATAAAAAGATTTATAATGTCAAGGGCAATCCCCTTGCTGGCTGGCTAGACAGCTTCTATGACAGCAAAAAGATCCAAGTAGCCCCTCAAGAGACAGAAATCTCATCTTATGTCAAAGGCGTTGACAATAAGATCGATGAATCTGTGTTTGATATGAAGTTTTAATTATACGTAAATCGGGTCTCCTCTAGGGTCGAGCCACTCAGATTCATCTCTGATTAGCTCGGCCCTATCGTTTTTACGGACAATGGAAATAAGATTTCTATTTGCATCTTCTACGTAGAGATTGTTTTGGTTCCTTCTGTTGATAATTATAACTTTTGAACCCTCTGGCACATCAGATGGTAGAATCAACGTGGAATCACTTTGCAGGGAAACTAAAATAATTGAATTAAGATAACTGGGCAAAAGCGTAGTTTTAACTTCTACTCTTTTTACAAAGCCTCCACTACCACTTATTGTCCCTCCATTATAAATAAATTCTGTTCCAACGATAGCAGATTCTGCTCCTATTTGCGTCCAATTAACAGTGCTTCCCAAAAGTCTAATTTGATACTTTCTTCCCCTAATTAAAGAGGCTTGCTTATGAATATCTATTAGATTAACTTCTCCTCTACCGCCATCTAATGACAAAGTATTTGGTTTTGTTATAACAGGCTCACCTGGTTCAACTTCTAAATATCCGCTTACCGCATTAGACATCTCTCCTTCGCCAAAATCATCCCAAGGTCTAAATTTAAAATAATACCAAATACCAGTTTCAAGCCCCGCTCCCAAAGCTATAGTATTAGAATAAGCTCTTGTTTTTTCAAGAGGCATATACATAAACATATTAGATGATGCCTCAGAAGTGTCTGGTTGGAAATTTGGCGAACTTCCAGTATAAATATCAACGCCATACACATCTTTATTTGATGTTACAGCATAACAATTAAATATAATTTCACCCTTTGATATATTTTCTGTTAAAGTGGTGAAGGCGATCCCAGAAAAGCCAGTGGCGTTTGGAGCAGTAATTTCACTTAAATTTGCAATTCCTAGTGGATTATTTTTTGTCCTAGGTAGAACTCTTGGTTCGTTATTACCTCCTATGACATTTTTTTCGTAGTGATCTTTAGCCCATACCGCAAGTGGCATACTTTTGTTTATGTATGTATTGTAATGAGTTATTAAGTCATCGTAAGCGTAAGCGTATGCTTCATAATCTGGCTCTCCCGTTCCTCTGAAATTTATTCCAACTCCTTTTCTTGTGGCTGTCGCTGTTATGCCAGTTCCGTTGTAGCCTGTTGCACTTAGAAAAGCTCCAGAAATATCTTGAAAATAAATCTCTCTTGATTCATCTTCGCTTCTTAACAAATAATTCGCTCCGCCAGTCCAATTTCTTACGCCAGATCCTGAGATTATTCCTGTGGTCGTATTGTTCTGTGGGTTCCAAAGCGCTATTCCAGTAAACGTACTGTGCCCATAATATCCAGAAAGTATGTAGTAAGGGGAGTTTTGATAAGAATCAATTACTTCGATATTTGTGTATTGTGGTAAAATATTATAAGCGTATAAAGTACCAGTTTTTGTTTGATTTGTGTTGTCTGTTACGGTTAATCTCAAGCCCAAATATCTAGAGGCATCGACATCTCTTGGATTGTCTTTTTCTCTACTAAATAGTTTTGCATTTTGTTTCTTAGTTATAGTATAAGAAAATCCTTGGTATTCTTTTATCTCGTCAACTATATTGCCAGCTTGATCTAAAACATGAAGCGTTACTTTTGGTGGTAGATCTATGAATGGATTTTCGAGCATTTGTTCTATTGTGCCGATCACCCCTCCAGTTGGGTCAATATACTTCCAGCGGAATGTTACGTCCGAAGATGTAAAATTACCAGCGCCCAATCCAGAATGTGTGGCGCTATATGTTAATCGATAATATACGCTGTCTACATCTGCTGTATCAATAGTTAATCCGCTTGGTATTGTAGAAGTTAATGTCGCTCCCTCAATTGATAACGTTGGAGTTGGCAAAAGCACCACTCCTGTTGATGCTGGATCGGTTGAAAGCAATTTGTATTGAACTCCTTGCGAATAAACATCTATATCGTAAGCTCCGTATATTCCATTAATTGGAATAGTTAAAGTTGTTGTTCCAGATGGAACAGAATAAGATTCGGTAATAGAATCATATTCGTTTGTCGTAGAGTAATCTGGCCTACTTACATATACTTTATACCCTGTAATTGGGCTCACGCTAGCATTCCAAGTAAAATATAAGCCTGTTTCTTGATATACGCCAGTAGAAGTTATCGCACTTGGCTTTTCTGGTTTAATTACAACGTCATATGGACCCCTGACATAATAACTTGGGGATGTATCAATAATATCTTTTTCTATGAATTCCTCCTTATCTGCAATATATTCAATTCCAACTACTCCGTATTGATTGGCTTCTTCTTCTTTTATAGCAATAGTTTTATACAATTTTGGTTCGACGCCAGAACCGCTTAATACATAAAGAGAACCTTCTTTGATTAAATCAAGATTTCTTGGGTTTGTGTCAACTGATAAATTATAAAAGCCTCTCGGATACCCAGTTCCGTAAATAAGGCCGCTGTAGCCAATTCCATTTGATTCCGCCAACGTTCTTAAATCTGTTTGGCCTAGAGTCCCCGCTCCAACATAAACATCTAATCCTAAAGATTTAAAAGCATTAGAGACATGAGTAGAAGTTAAAGAAGTGTCTAGATAAATTTTTTCTGTGCCGTAAAAATTTTTTGGCAATCCAACTGTATAAAAACCTAGATTATTTCCTAAGCTCCATTTTGATTTTGATGCGCTTCCTGCGTCATAATCTTCTGCGAATGTGTTACTAGAAGTATGCGCTTTTGTACATATGTATGGAACTGAACTTACCTTTACTACATCTCCTACAGAATAACCAACACCCTTCACCCATTCTAAATGGCTAGATTCATTTCTGTTTCCAAAATCAGCTTGAACAAAAGTGTAGTATGGTCTTAATCTAGAAAAAGCTAAAAGGTCTCTATAAGTAAATAATATGTTGCCATATTCTCCAATGGTTTTGGAAGCCCTTTCTAAAACTCTATACCCACCTTTGATTAATGCACAGGCATAGCCATAATTAGCTGTTGCAGAACTAGTGTTGTCTTTCCCAATTTTAAATATTTCTGTCGCTGCAAGAGATGCCCAAGTTGAATTTGGCACGAATTGATTGCTTACCTGTGTTCCTCTTGTAAACACAATAACCACATCTCCATTACTTGCGCTATCATATATAGCATTAGCAAATATTGCATTTAAATCAGATATTGCTCCAGATGCAGTCACCGTCCCAGCGGCACTTATTCTTGCCGCATAAGTCTGACTTGTTCCTATAGATAAAGCTGTTGAACCATTAATATTAAAAACTGAATTTGAAGAAATTGAATAAGCGATATTGCCAGTCCAATTCGTTTCATTTCCAATCACTTGTCCAGTTCCAGCGGTTCCAAGAAAATCGATGTCTATTTCAAAATCAGAAAGAACACCAGAGACATCAGAGAAGCTTAAAGAATCCCATCTTGGATTACCTCCAGCAACGACATGATTCGGGAAATTGTATACAGATCCAGTTAAAAGCGTCTGACCAGTATAATTTGCGCCAGAAATTCTTCCCTCTATAGGGTATACGTCAGTTACGACGTTCTGAAGGCAAAAATCCCCTGTTAATGTTAATGTTGCTCCGTATGGATCATCGCTTACCGTATGTATATTAAATTTTCTTGTTTGCGTCTGTCTTCTTGATCTAATTTGAGCGAGAGTTCCAGTAAAATCTCCATCGCTGCCAGTAAGAGCGTTTAAATCTGAAACAGCAAAATTTCCAGACGGAATGTGAATGTATACGCCCGAATCTAGACCATAAGGATCTTGCGCTGTTGGAGCCTTAAATTCTCCATCAATCTTGATTGAATTTGAAGACTGGTCAACTGCTAATATTCTTCCGAAAGTTCTGCCAATATTTCTGACTTCATCGCTAACGCCAAAAATATCTCCTGGTTGTAGATATGCGGCCTCGATTCCTGCTGTAAAACTTACATTGTCAGCTTCAAATATTGAACTATATAATATGTATCGACCAATTCTTTTTGCTTCTGATCTTGAAGTGCAGCCAGCGGCATTAACTTTAAATGGATTTAATCCATATTTTCTTATGCCATCGACATCCTCCACAAACTCCATTTTTGTTTTGTAGTCATCGTATCTATCGTTGTATACAACTTCAACTGCGGTATATCGTTTGTTTCTTGCCGTTTCAGTATATTGAAAAGCCCCATCTTTAATATTCGCATTTGCGAAATACATAATAGGGTCTTTTGGCCTATCAGCAAAAAAAGAAAACCCTTCTGTATTCCAATAGACTATGCCCTTAAAGATAGCAGCTACGTCTTTTAATATATTGTAAGCTTCATCTTTATTATAAAAAATTATGTTACACGTATATCTTGGTTCAAGCCCGCCTTTACCATCTGGCACTCCTTTAAATCTACCATCATCATCTACTGCATCACAATAACGCCCAATATCATATAAGCTCCATTTGTCAACAGATCCTAAATCTATAAAATTTCCAAGACCATAATTAAAATCTGTAATTATGTCATACAAAATCCAAGCAGGGTTGTCAGTCCAAGCCATTTTGAACGTTCCGTCCCAATCTCCGTAATAAATCTTATTGCTATCATAAAAATTAGTGTCACAGAATTGCTGAAGCTTAATGTCTGAATCATGCCCAAGATTAAATTTGGCACCTCCAGTTTCTATTGCCAACTCTCTTAAAGTTCTTGTTCCAGAAAAATCTGGATCTGTATTTAAATAGTATATTTGAATTCCGTTTTCAGCAGCTTGATTTAGCAACAAGTTATATGTTGTCGGCTGCATTACTTCTGGAGTAGAACCAGAAAAATAAATTATTTTTCTTACGGTATTTTTCCAAATTGATTGCAGCAAAGACGCTTCTGAAGCTTTGCCGACTTCATCAGTAATTGAAAATTGACTCTTTCTAAGGAAGAAATTTGTGATTATTGTTTCATCTGGATTCGTTGCTGGGCTTAATTGCGCTGCTCCAAGTGCGGAATCTAATAATTTATAAAGATTTGTTTGATTAGCTCCAGTCGAATCTGGAGTTTCTACCTCTTTAAAGAAGTAAGAATCATAATAGGTGAATCCATTTATAGTATCACCTGTCTTTTCATTAATTATTGTATTAATCCCAGATGCAGCCGTTTGCCAAATTGAGAATCTTACATTTGTATATCCAGCAATTAATTTTGTTAAAAACGACTGCAAATTTCTTCTCAAAAGAGCGCGAGTTGCAGAATTCATGTTTTGATCCACAATAAATACCGCATCTAAAGTCGTTGGATTTGCTGGATAGTCTGGATTAGAAAATACATATCGCCTATCCAATCCATCTCCTCCAATTGGAAAGTAATTGGAAGGGACTTTAATTTTTTTCATTTTGACATCAAACTCTTTTGCTGGAACTTGAGAAAAGCTTCTTGAGTCAAATTTTAATCCAACGTGGGCTGTTAATGGGTACGAAAAGTTTCTATCTATGATTTCATAGATAGAGTCAACGGAAACATCCTTTTTTATCAAAGGAGAAACTGTTTCCGCAGAGATTTTTTCTATAGTTACATACCTATCTTTTCCATTTACTGATTCTGGCAAAACTATTTCGTTGGACGATATTTGTAGATATTGATCTACTACATCGCCATCTTCTCCACCGTTTCCACCTTCGTTCGGATCACTCATTTATATATTATAAGTTTTAAGCAGTTATTGTAAAGCTTCTTACATTGTAAGTATACAAGTTTGTTGGGTCTGTGCCTGTTCCAGAAGCAGTCAACCTTACTGCTGGATTATCTGGAGAAGATGCGTCAATATATATGTAATGAGTTCCTAAGCTTAAACTTTGCATAATCGAGGCTGGGACATCAAAAGAAAATTGCCCATTGCTTTGAATTTGAGAGCCTGGGCACTGAATGGACTTAGCCTCTGGCAAATAAAATGGAGATCCTTGGCGATTTACGTCTATCCATGCAAAAATGCCTATTGCTTTTTTTTCTACAACTGTCGCCCCATTTGTTTCCGCATAGCTGGCTCTTCCTGCCAAAGTCATTGTGGAGCTTCTTGAATACGAAGAGTTGATTGCGTCAAATACACTGTAAGTCCCGCTGTCACCAATGGCTGTAGAGCTAATGATATTTTTCTGAAAAGCCTGCGGGAAATAGTCCTTTTTCTCTCTTTTTCTCAAATTATAAATAATCGCCAAAATATCAGAATAATTTCTAGGCTTTATGCTAGATGCGATAATCTCTTCTATTGTTTTTTGATTTTGCATTTTATGATGAAACAAACGGTGTTACTGGCAGTTTTTCTTTATAAAAAATGCTTCCGTAAAAGTCTCTAAAGCCAGAGAATGAGCCTCCAGTTGGCCCTGTTAGTATCATACCTCCCGCGCCACCTCCTCCAATTGATCTGTAGGTTCCTTGTCCAAATGGCTGAGAAATTTGTTCTCCAAGGGTTAGCGCGAAAGGAGCTTGCGCTGTTCCTGTTATTGGAAATTCTTTAACTTGAAATGGAGCCGCCCCATCGACGCCCGTTTTTACTAAAATTTTAACAGTAGCTGGCTTACTAAGACCAATATCTTTTCCTTTTCCGCCTTGTCCAATATCTACGGTATCGAATAAAGCTTCAACAAGAAGACTTATTCTTATTTTTTTAACATCTTTGTTTCGTATTTGATGAACAAAAACAAATGGGTCTTGAGGCTGCGTAGGCCAACCAGCAGCCCAATCAGAAAAGTTTCTTACTGCTGGAACGCCCTTTTCTCCATTGCTATATCTTTTATCAATTGAGCCATCTGGAGTAAGTTGATTATTTATTGGACCTAAAAGCTTAAATGAAGCGGGCTTCATTATGTATACATTTCTAAAGTTTGCCAAAGGCTTTTGGTTTTCAGTTCCAAGATTAATTTCCATTGAAACATTTCTGAAATTATATTCTCCATTTGCGTTCATAACTGGAGTTTTATTCAGATAAATGCCTTTTAACATATCCAACCCATATACTTTTTTGCCAAATTTATCAACAAGGCCATAAATCGGCCCTTCACAAAGAACATCAACGCTTTCTGAAATCGAAATAGACCTTCTGAGATCTTGCCTTCTTGGTGGTTCCAGCGCAGGAGTATCCGTTTCTCCTTTGCCTCCTCTGTAAAATCTATATGGATTTAAAATTTTCACGTTAAACTTGAGATTGAGGCGGCAAGAATGCGTCTCTAGAAGTTCCTCTCGAAAGCTCCATTGGAATAAATCTAACATTCATTCTTACAGGAGATGCAGAAATTGTAGTTCTATCACCTATGGTTGCCTTACAAACATATCTCGCTTTATAAGTTGCATAACCATTGTCTACAGAACCGTTAACTTCTCTTCTGTTAGCTACAAATCTGACAAGCCTATTTGATTCTGCCGAATTTTGTTGGGCATAATTTACAAAATCTTTTGTTACTCTTGCGTTGGCGTCCGAAGTTCCAGCATCACCTCCATTGTAATAAAATACAGTCCCAGCGGCTGAAGAAGCTGCTCCTAATTGAGTCCAAGAAGTTGAGCTTGGAACTATTATTTTATAACTTTGCCCGCTCACCATTCTTTCTCCCTGTCCATCTGCTGGGGTTATATATCCAGAAATTCCTTGCTCCAAGAATTTTTCATCTCTTGGGAACTGCAAGTCATCATTTGAATAAAAAATCTTTTCTTTTGGAAGTACTGCCCAATCTGAATATGATCCATTTCTATCTGTATCGTATCTATGGTAGATAGTTATTCCTTCTGCCCCTCTAGAATCTTGAACTCTAGCGTATAAACGATGATAGCCAGCGGTTAAATAAATTGGATTGACTGTTGAATGGAGAGCATGTATCTCTCCCGTTGTTGGGTTTAGTGGATTTGCAAATCCAGAATACATTCCATGCCCACCATAATATGTAGAAACTCCACTTTGATCTATAAATAAATCCGCAGCATCGTCAGAATCCAGTTTGAATTGAAACTCGGCAACTTGCGCTACTTTGCCATCGCTGGCTCCTTGTGTCGCAGTTTTATTGAATGTCGCGCCTATTCTTGGAGTTAATGCGACTCCTCCTTGACCAGTTAAACCAAGGCCGCTCCATTGACCAGTATTACCAACTTTAATTATTTCATAAGCGCCTTGGGCAGTCCCCAGCTCATAAACACTCTTTATTCTGCCAGCGACCGAGACATAAAAATATCCAAGAAACTCCATTCCATAATTATCTAAATTAGAGCTTACACCTTGGATCCCTGGTTCGTTTAAGCCATCAAAGTTTCCAACATGAACGAATTGTTTATTATCAGTGTAAGATGGGTAATCTTTAAACAAAGTGTTCATCTGCTCTGTGTTAGAGGGCGATTCTACCCTTGTCCAAAAATTAGTTTCTGCAATTGGGGCTCCGTTTGCGTCTAATGCACCAGTGGTTGGCAAATGTCCAGTTACTGTGGCAGTGCATTTATACAAATACTCTAAAGGAGGCGGGAGAATTTTTCTCCAATAATCTGTCCTCACTAAGCCGTTACTACCAGTTGGGGTAAGACCAGAGAAACCAGTTCTGTCATTTTCTTTGGCTTGAAAAAATGTCTCCGTGTCTGCTCCTGTCGGATAATTAACTAATTCTCCACTTCTATATTCATAGCTAGCGTCGTAAGAAAGAAATTTTGATTTATAAAATTGCTGAGGCCCAAATCTTACTAAATCTCCAACTTCATAAGAAGTAAAATAGCTTGGATCAATGTTTGTTATATTGTCATAATCATTCGTGACAGTGAAATCAGGGGAGTGATACGATCTTAAAATTATTCCTGTTTTAAAAGAATATGGATTTTCTATTCTAACTTGTCCTTTGGAAGCGTCTGTGCTTACCTCTTCCCACTGATATTTTATATCCGCATCATAAGTTGGAAGATCTGGATTAGAAATTATTTCTGTATTTTTTCTTACAACAACTTCAACAGGTCTAGAAACTACTTTTTCTGCACTTTTTGTCAGAATGTCTATGTAAGAGTTTAATACATTTATGTAGTAAATGTTTAATGGCTCTTCAAAGATAGCAGACTGATTGGTCGAAAATGAATCTTGCTGGGTAAGCTCTTGCTCATCAGCAAACTCTAACTGAGTGTAATCATCAATTGGCTTATCTACAGGAGCCATTAGCTGCTTTACGTCTGCGTTTATTCCGTAATGATCAACGCTTGAACTTATTTGAGAAGATCCTATTTTTAGTCTTCCATAGCCGACTGGTACAGCTTGACCTTGAGAAGCGTTAGACGGTTTATTGCCAAACAAATAAGACTTACCGCCAGCTTGAACTTCTTGATTAAAGTCAGGTTTTGGAGGCGGGAAAAGAAGGGTCATTGCGCCTTGCACGGCTAACGCCATACCAAGAGAACCGACAAATCCTGCGGCTCCAGCCAATGAGCCAGCAGCGGCAGTTGCTGTGGCGCCAGCAAAAGCGGACATGCCTTGAATTCCAATCGCTGCAAGACCACCAGTCATAGCTACAAGAGCTATTCCAACTACAAGCATTCCAATTGCCGCCCCATTTCTTCCTGCTCCCCACACAACTGGAACAATGTGAATCTCTTTAGGAGGTTTAGCGATAAGAAGCTGTTTTTCTTTCTCTATTACTTCGTCGTCAACTATAACTCTATAAAAAATTCCTTTTGCCGCTAGCTTTTTTATCTCATCTAAAAACCCTTTTCTATTAGCATTGACAGCCAAAAACGCTTCTCTAGCAGAATTGATGTTGAATGCAAACTCTCCTCCAAATTTATTTCTTAACTCTCCGTACAAAAATACATTAGTCATAGTTTTTCCTTAATATTTCAATATACTCTTTATTTACATGAGGTTTTCTCGGCAAAATTAAATTAAATTTATTTGTTTCCTTGCTATAGATCAAATAAGGAACGCAAGAATTTTCACAATTAAATCTGTCGAATTTCGACTCCTGTTCTCCGCAGCTTGGGTGAGTATGATAGATAGCCGCAAGTTTACCGCTTCTAATTTTACGAACTACTTCCAATGGGTGTATTTCAAATATATCATTTTGATACGAAGCTATGTTTTTGGCTGGTTCGCTTTTCAATTCGCCGTCTTCAACTAACACGAACCCACAAACCTCAATTTCAGATGTATTTGCGTGATCTATAATAGATTTCATTATTGGTTTATTGCGTATTCTTCTGTACCAGGGAAGCCTCCAAACGGCAAAATTCCATCGTCTCCGAATCTGAGCTTGCATCCATTTATGGATTTTGAGCATTGGTCTGAAACCCAAAATTCTCTACTGAACGATGGGTGTTTTGATCCTGTTGCCGTATGCGTTTTGACGCACATGTAAAATTTCAAAAGAGGAGTCCAATTTGGAATTTCGTTTATATTTTTTTTAGCAACTTTTACATGTGGATTTTCTATGTAAACATAGTCTCCAGTTTTATAATTAGTGTCCATTTTCCATAAACCTTTGTTTGCCGCATTCCTTAGCGCTGCGATTTCTATACTAACCCAAACATCCAATGGAGAAGACGAAAAGAATCTTTGAGACGATGTTAAAAGATTTCTTTCTGAAGGGTTGTAATACCATCTCGCCGCTGGAACCGAAGTCCAAGTTGAAGAACCAGGCGTTTTATAAAAAACTGTTAATCCTTGTGGATTTGGGTTCTGAGTGCCGCCGTTTTCGTAAAAACGAACCAAAACTCTATGGTGGCCTTCTTTTAATACTATAGATCCCGTTGTTCCTTGCGGCCCTGATCCTTGTCTTGGGCCTTTGCCATAGTCTCCAGCAATTAATCTACCATCAATAAATATTTCCGCAGCATCATCTGGATCAACCCCAAAATAATATTCTCCACCTTCTGAGTAATCAACCTTAAAATAACCAAGGTACTCAAGGTAATAATTATCTGCTGCATAAACGGGAAATCCAATTACATTATAGCTAGATCCATTATAGGTAACTGTCTCTGTAATAGAAGTAACTACATCTTCTCCGTCTGGGGTTTGAAATGGGGCAGCGGCAATTTTACTAGTAAATTGCGCGCTATTGCTTGGCTCTACATTGTCCGAAGTATTGTATCTTCTTCTTATTAAGCCAGAAGTGAATTTTATTTCTTTTGCCGTTAACTGTTGATCGTTTTCATCCGCTATTGGCGGACCCATGTACCGACAGCCATTTCCGCGATAATGAAAACTGCAATATCTAGCCATTACAGTTCTTCTTGGGAAAGTTACATTTTCTATTTCTAATGGAGAAGCCAACTCAAATTCAACAATTGCCCTATTTTCGGCGGATCTTCTTAAAATGAAAAATACTTGATCTTCTAATCCCGCTGTCGAATCAGCGGAGCCATAAGGGTTTATGCCATCTGAAAAATTGACAGCATCCAAGAATTTTAAAAAGACTCTTTTTCTTACGACCTTGGCCCCGACAAGATTATTGTATCTTCTGATTAAGTTAGAAACAAAAAAATCTTGGTTAGATACCATCAACTTTGGCCTTGGAAGCGTCCCATCTCCTCTAGATTCAAATCCAGAGCTTTGAATGGGGAAAGGAAGGTACTCTTGACCCTGCCAATAAACAGAGCCATTAATTCCATTCGTTCCGCCGTGGATGTAAAGTTTATCGTCTGGGCGGTTTATGTAATCATAGTAAATAATGAAGAACTCCAACAAAGCTGTTGGCTCTAGCGAGAAAAGCTCCGCATTGACTTTTTGATTTGACGCCCTTGACATTTCCTTTTACCTTTTAATATATTACACTTATGGGTGCCAAAAACCAAATAAAAATAGAATCCTTTGAAGTTCGCCCATTAAGAACTAACGATATCCCAGAAGTTTTGAGGCTTGCAGTTAAAGCTCAAGGGGCATTTGGGATAAGCTCCACAGTTTCTCCTTCGATGTTTTTGAAAGAGATGGCTTTAAATATTCAAGGCTCATCAAAAACTTCCGTTGTTTTTGTTGCCCCAAATGGCAGAATAATTTCTGTTTTTGTTTTTAGGCTATTAACAAGCATATCAATTGAATTAAATTATGTGTTTCATGATCCTAATGTAGCTCAGACTGATAATATTAAAAAATCTGCATATCAGGTATTTGCTAATTGCGGATTCAAAGAGGTTTACGTAAATGTATTTAAAAAAAGAAAAAGACTGGGCTCATTTTTAAAACTATTAAAAACTTACGGATTTAGTGATGTCGTGGAGGATAACGACTCTTTTCTAAAATTGCAGTTCAAAAAGCTTGACAACTTTTGAGAAACCGTATTCCCATAGGGAATGAAGTTTGAGAGACTGGTTCAACTAGCCAGAAACCTAATCATCTATGACGGCATTGATCTTCGCTGCCGTCACTTTGCTTTTATCTTAAATAAAAACAAAATAGTCTCGATTGGGAAGAACTCCAAGAAGTCGCATCCAATTAACCAAAAGTATGGTTATTTTGATGGCAGTGGACTACACGCAGAAGCTTGTGCAATTATTAAGTCTGGCAAAGTCGATCACACCAGAAATACTTTGGTCACTTTTCGAATCGACAGGAACGACAATTTGGCAATGGGGAAACCTTGCAAACACTGCCAAAAGCTATTGAAAGATGTTGAGTTCAAAGAAATATACTATACCAACGAGCAAGGAGATTTCTGTAAAGCATGAATATTT